TTCCATAGCTCTTGCATGAGATCTAATGATTGACTCCCTAATTAAAGGAAGAATCGGTAGAATTGCATCTTCTTCAGTTTCATTACCTAAGTAAGATTGTGAAATTAGTTTTTTAGTAGAAAGTGTCCTTTCTGTCATATCAATACCACCGAATGGTGAACCATAAGTGTCGCCTCTTTGGGCTAGGTTACCATGTGGAGATGATCCACTAGCAGTTTGAGCAGATGCGAATTCTGCATAACCACTATCTGGTAGGATAGGTATGATTTGAGTTGCTGACTGCATAGGGATTTCTCTAAAGAGAGGAGCCATTACTAGCTCTAATTGAATATCCCTTTCGACACCAGCTGAAACAGTTTGCTCAAAGTCAGCTGAAGAAACGCCAACGCCTGAATGTGCGTTAACTTTTTCTACAGTAGCTTGTGCAAGTTTTGTGTTCCAACCTTTACCGGTTGCAAGGCCCATAGTCCAGGCATCATTGATGTCTGCTTCATGTGCTTTTCTCCAGTCAGAAGTGCTTTCTCTTCCGAAAACTCTTTTAGATTCACGAATTGCTTCGATTTCAGATTTCTTTTCGGTAAGATCAGCCTTAAGTTCATCGACGACTTTTTCAAGGTCTTCATGTTTTGTTGAAACACGATCCTCTAGGTCTTTAGTAAGACGCTCAGCGCCTTCCATTCCGACTTCTACTATCGTCTTGACTTTTTCGTGCTCAGCTTCAATAGCAGCTTTTTCTTCAGCTTCTAGCTGTGCTGCTTCTTCTGCTTCTGCTTTCTCCTTAGCTTTTGTTTCGGCTTGTTGCATAGCGATTTTAGCAGCAGTTGCTTTAGCTACTTCTTCTGCATATGCTTTTAAGTCTACATTAGCGTTAGGAGTGTCATTGTCAATAGACATAGGTTTCTCCTGTGAAACGGTTTTATCCGTCGCTTGTGGCGTCTCAAGTTTATTAACTTGATTAGCCTCATTATTATTCTTAAAAAGATTTTTGAACTCCTGGTACTCCGCTTCACTATCAAAAGATTTAGCAAGAGAAAACATAGCAGTTTGATTAGCTGGAACACTAACAACTGATACTTCAAAAAGTTCGGCGTCTTTTATCTCTAATCCGTCAGTTTCTTCATTATATTCAGCATCCTTGACTCTAAAACCAACGGAAAAGGCTCCAAGAACGCCATCTTTAATTAGATCTTTAATTTCGCCTGCTGACTTAGAGATTCTCGCTCCAAGTTCCAGACCTGTTTTGTTTACTTCCATAGAAGTAGCTCGACCAATAGGTTTATCATAATTATGATTAAACAAAATTATCGGGTTTTTCTCGAAATTATTCAGTCCGCCCGATTTTGTCCATGCATCATGGTTAATAACATCACCTACTCGATCTATTGAGTTTGTACTAGCTAGGCCTCTAATGTTAACGCCTCCGTTTTCATCTTCACCTAGTGTTTTAAATGTATTAGTCCAATGAAATATTTTTTCTTTCATAATAAGTCCTATTTCTTAGCTTTGGCTTTAGGAGCCGCAGCTGGCTTAGCTTTGGCTTTAGGAGCCGCTGCTTTAGGGGTAGGAGCTGGAGGTGTTACACTCATAGCTTTTTCCCATTGTTCTGGAAAATTAACTTTGACCATGCCTTGCATACGAGCCCAAGATCCGAAAGGTCTCTTTGCAACCATAAATCTAATTGGTTTATCTTCCATTGCTTTATATTCTGCGGGGGTCATCATTTTCCCTTTCTCAGCAAAATAATCTGCTAATTGTTTGAGTATTGCTTTTTTATTCGCCATTATTTTCTTCCTCTGTTTGGGGCGGTTTCCCACCTTCTTGGGGGTCTGCTGCGCTACCCGCTATATTAGCTGGGACTCTTAACTCGTCTTGACCTTCGATCATTTCTAAGTTTAAGCTTTCCCTAGCTTCGTTTGGTGTCATTATGCCTGTATTTACTAAAGATTGGTAATAAGCTGCTTGATCTCTTAGCTCTGGTTGTAGAGCAGGAATATCTGTTACATCTTCTACTAGTTTATATCCAAAGTACCTTTCAAAAGCATAAGACATTTTTCTTACTATTGGTAAAACTGTTTCCAAGTAGTAAAGTCGATGGTTAGGTCTAATGTTAGCATTATTTCCTCCATCAAGAAGTATAGGTGGTACACCCATTGCTTCTAAAATTATTTTTTCATTAGCCGTAATAGAAGATTGAAAGTCTAATTCTTTAAAGTTTACTTTTGTTAAAGCATCTACTTCCAAACCGCCATCTAATATAAGAGGTCTTCTGCCTCCATTTTTAGGGTTGTACCTAGTTTGCCAAGCTTGCAGCATTCTTTCTTTGATTTTTTCAGAAAGAGTGTTAGGACTTTTAAGTACTAATCCTGGTACGGCTCCGTTTTTAAAGAAGTTATCTTGAAACTTCCTCATATTATCCAACAAGTACATAGTTCTGTATGCTGGTTTTAATCTTGGAACGCCCCTATAGATTGAATTAAATGAGTTTTCTTTAATATGTATAATTTCTCTAGGAGCGTAATCTATGTGTCCGTCATACTCGAATTTTTCTATATAAGTTTGAGTATCACTATGAATCGTTACGTTGTTTGCAGGTAATTGATATAAATGAGCACCATCATAATAAATAAAGATATTTCCATCTATTAGTAGGTCTACTATTAAATTTCTTTTAAAGTTACTTATGTCTTGAAATGGGTTAGGCTCTCTATTCAGTATTAAATCTACACGACTTCTTCGAACATTATTCTTGATAGGCGTGATTCCTTTAATTTTATCCCCAACTTGAAACGATATATCAGAAACATCATCTACTATCATATTCACAGCACGGTTAACTACCTCTAACTCTTCGTAAGCTGATCGATAATTATCTTTCTTTTCACGAGTGTCTAGTGTTAGTCCTTCTTCTAGTGCTATAAACGACTGCGCAGGATTTAGTTTTTCCTCCGTCTCCGTATTTCTACCTAAAAGTCTGTCATACCATGCCATTTTTTATCCTCATCTTATCTACCCATCGCTTTTGTTTTGCGGCAGTTACGAGCTTCGGTCGTTTGCCATAAATACTGTGTAGCCGCATATGATGGGATTTGCATAGTGTAGCAGCTTCGTGATAAATTTCATTTATATGTTCTGCAATAAAAGTTTCCCGAACATTCATTATTTCGTCGGCTGAATTTATCGTAATTTTATTCGTTTTTAGCCAAGTTTCTAATAGCTCAGTCATTCCAAAGAAGTGGTGAAACTCCAGCTTCTCTGTATCTCCACAGATATAGCATTCGGTCTCTTTTTTATAACCTGATTTCGCTTTGTCTCTAACGTACTTGACTAAATCTCTTTTTAAATTCATAATTTCCTATTTAATAAAAATTATACCAAAAATTTACCTTGTTGTCAAGAATAATTTTTTGGTAGGTCTAAAGTTTAAAATGTGCTCGCTGTTGTCTCAAAAGTATACAGCGCATATCTAAGAGCATCTGCCATATGACTTGCCATATTGTGTTTTGGTTTTTCTTTTATTAAGTTAGGGTTTGGATCCCATTGATATTGATCAACAGATTCTAAAGTGTGTCTACATCTTTGATCTACTATCAATAAATCATTATCTATAATACCTGCAACATGTCCTATGCCATCTAATACTGATTTTTTAGCATTTATAGTTGAAATATCGTAGTTTTGTGCGAAGTCATAGCGAGTTTGCTGTGCCGCAGAATCAATATAAATCCAATCAATATCATATTTAGTAATTCTTTTTCTAATTTCGGTAGCATGCTGTTCAGTAGTTCTTTCTGCGTCTAGATACTCATCTAGAAGATAAAATTTTTGTTCGTCCCAATCATATCCTATTACACAAAAAGCTGTTGGATCTTTATATCCAACGTCCATTCCTGCAAAAACGTCCATTTTACTAGTATCTAACTGACTTAAATCAGCTACACAAGTTTCGTAATCAAAACTCCAAACCTGACCTTCATAAGTATTAAAATCTGCTAAGTATTCTTGGGCGAACTCTGCTGAAGACATACTTTTCTTTGCTTCAGATATATCTTCTTGTGAAATTCTTGGATTCTCGTGGTAGGTTGCTCTAATTGAAGACCAGTCTTCAAATTCATCGCTAAAGCCTCTGTGATAGAAGTCTGCGAACCAATTATTTCTACCACGAGGAGTAGAAATAAAAACTGCTTTACTTAATTCTTTATCTAGCGTTGGTCGCAAGGCTACATTGAAGGCATCTTTACCGTCCGCCAATGCAGCCTCGTCGAATATAATCAAATCGTATGATCTACCGACAGTAGAATCGACTTGATTAACTGAACCCATTCTAATAGTAGAACCATTTGATAGTTCTATTACTTTGTCTTTTGCATTATCTCTTACCACCTCGAGATCAAAGTGCTTAATTAGTTGTCTTTGTAAATCGAATGAAATCTGAGATAGAGCATAGTTTGGTGACATAATTAAAATGTGGGAATTAGGCACGAGTGAAACTAGTTGTCCAATTACATTAGTTATATAAGTTTTTCCCTGCCGCCTTGATAAGGCTGCACATACAAATCTATACTTAGGGTTGTTTATAGCATTAATTAATGCTACCTGTGCTGAATTTGGTGTAACCCCTAAAAGGTTTAAGTATTCGGATATAGGTAATTTGATAAAGCGTGAAGCTGCATCAAACTCCATTATACTATCTCGTAGTATATCTTTCCTACTTACATCTAACATTAGTGTATTGTTATATTCTTTCTTAAATTAAGGGGTATGTGTGTTTCAGATATTAGTCCTTCTTCATTACATATGCTTAACATATATAAATAACCCAAACAAATATCTCTTAAAAGTTTGTCATCATTAGTAACGACAGAACCACTTTGAACTTTTGTGTTTAACATCTCTAATGTTGTAACACAAAGGTCTCCTACATCTTCTAACCAGTTATCTTGTATCATTATAACACGTTAGGGTTAACAGGTGTGAGTTTAACTTCAGCATGTGCTGAAAATATAACATGATCAGAATTTTTCTTAATGATTAGTCTATCTCCGCCTGATGTGTATATGTTTGATAAGGAAGTTCCGTTTTGTGCACTCTGTACAACTGTTTCTCTAAGAGTAGTTCCTGAATTATGTAACATTACATATTTAGAACCATCAACAGTAGTAGCTGTACCTGTACCTGTGGGTGAGGGTATTGTTGTACCCATCAATTGAACTGTTTCCATTTTTATCTCCTACGCTTATTGCGTCTTTTCCTGCGTTTCTGTTTCCATTTAATTGCACGAAGTCTTTGCTTCGCTTCCTTTTTAGTTTTAGAAATCCCGGAAGTATTTGTTATTTTCCAACCATACTTTGTTTTGATGATTGGCACTTTACCATTTTACCTTGTTAGCCCAATACGCTGCGGACATTTTACCCTTACGTATATTTCTAGCATGACGAGCTTTGAAACTTCTTCGCCTTGCTTTTTGTGCTTTAGACTTTGGTTTTTTACCTGCACCACTAACTCCTTGTTGACCAAAACGGATAAGTTTTGTTCTCTTACCAACTTTTGCTACAACAACATGAGATTTTTTAGGGTGTTTTGGTGTTCGTTTAGGCGTATTATATTTTCTAACGCCAGCTCTTTTGAGTTTGCCGTTTCTAGTTTTTCTGGCTTTACTTTTTCTTCTTGCCACGACGCCTTCTCCTTACAACAGTTCTAACGTTAGTAGGTTTACCTCGTACGCCCTGTTTCTTAGCCCTCTTTCTTCGGACAGCTGATCTTATCTGCTTTTTGGTCATGCTCGCTGCTTTAGCTGCTGGAACACATTTAGGATACCCTTTTCTGCTTTTCTTTGCTTTTTTCCTTCCACAAGGTTGGTATTTGCCCTTCTTTTTAGGTGCTCCAATATTAACCCAGCGTTGACCGAACCACTTTCCTAAACCGCCTCTAGCCACGTCTATATCTCC